GAAGAGAGCTGCTATTCTATCATATTTATCTAACATCTTGTCATTATCTATCATGTGGTGGCATTGGTGACATAGGAACGCTATACGATAATCATGTCCCTTGATACCTGTTCCTTTGCCATCACGTAATTGATTAGAGTGTGCAGATACTACAGTTCCGTCTTGAATAGAACACATCATACATGGTGCTCCATCTGCTAACTTAAGTAGTTTAGGGTTACGATAATTCATTCATGTTCCTAAATATATGTGCAATAACATCTACAGTCCATCCATTTCCAATATGATGAGCAGCCTGGTTGCGATTTAAAACTTTGGTATAGCCATCAGGTAATGTCATACATCTTTCTAATTCTATTTGCGTCATATATCTACAACTTTCTTGAGTAAAGTTTGGGTCTTCGAATACAAGGGTTGTAAATCCTGTTTGTCTATACCTACGAACCATTTTATCTTTACTTGTTAAAGGTCTTGAGTCTGAAGATAATAAAGCTCTAGCTTTTTCTCTATCTGTATATCCACTTTGAAGAATATCTTGTAACTTAATATTTTTATCTTGAGGTTGTTGTACATTAGGTATGTTTGTCCAATATAATCTATTTCTTAATGCAGCAGAAACTAAACTACTATTAATTCTTATTGGTTCTACACCAAATAACTTACTGATAACATCTTTATCTTCTTGTTTCATTCCACCTACATTTTCAAATAAAAAGTATTTAGGTTGTGTATCCTGGAATACTCTTAAATATTCAAAAAATAATGATGATTTTTGTCCAGTTAATCCTTGTCTATTTTTCATAGCTGCTGATAAATCTTGACATGGTGAACCACCTATCAATAAATCAATATCTTTAAATTTATTTCCATCACATTGAAATACATCTGAATAATAATGTGAATTAGGATAATTTTCTTTAGAAACTAATTTTGCTCTTTCGTCTATTTCATAAGCATGATACTCACAATCAATACCAATTTTATCCAATGCTAAACGACCACATGAAATTCCGTCAAACAATGATAATACTTTCATTAGTAGTCCCATTCCCAACCCATAGTCTGACCCCATACCTCTATCTGCTGTTGGTATTCTGTCATTTCACTTGTGGTTAGTTTAGTTGTTGACTTTATAAGCTCTACAGGCATACCTGCTATTTCAGTTTGGTATCTCAAAAATTTAAAACCACAAAGTTCATGAATACGGTCTTTCTCAATACCTAAATGATTACTTAAACTTGTATATAGTTCCCATAACCTTTCGTTCTGTTCAAGACTACGGTTAAGTTTAGCGTCTGTTACTGTTACACGCCAGCGTTTAGTGAAGTCAAGAGTTTTTAGTTTCTCTATAAGCTGGGGTAAGTTGTCTTTGGTTAGTGCCCACTTTATCATCTATCCATCCTTTCGTTTTAAATACTTGTCCGTCTTTAGAAGTTGCTTTGTATTGAATGTCATCTCCGAATACTTTTTTGCATTGTTTGATAAATTCATTTATGGTCATGGTCTATCCCTATAACGTAAAGATTTAGAATGAAACCACAAAGGAACAGAACCTTCCCACTCAAAATGCCTTTGTTTATTTACAGCCATAAATCCATCTGGAACTATTCTAGCATCTTCTTCAGTTAACTTACCTTCCATTATGTCTTTTTCTTTTTTCTTATTACGGTAAACCGAAACGCAATTATCCACAAGATTAGTTATTGTAGCAGAACCTGCCACGTCAAACTTACTTGGTGTATGAGTGGTTTCGTCTATTGTTTTTCTGCTGTGTGCAATTAAGTGAATGTGGACATTGAGGTCTCGTGAAGCAATACACAACTGGTCAACAAATTTCTTCTGACCATTATAATCATCTTCATTTATAGAACACTTCATTAAACTATCTACCACAAAATGCTGTATACCTAATTGCTCAGCTCCATAATAAATAACTGATAATACTGCTGTTGGATTTGTGCTACCTAACTGGTCGTACAAAAATAATTTCCCAGTTGCATCATTACAAAACTGAGTAATAGCACTTTCTGTAGGTTCATTAGTTCCAACAGATTGGCGAATGTACCTAGCTAATGTACTTCTACAACTCATCTCAAAAGAACATATCATAACTTTATAGTTCTCAATAAGTTTAAGCGTTACATAGCTCAGTAGCATGCTTTTGCCATGACCGCTATAACCCGACCAGGTTGTTACTTCCCCTAATCTTAACCTAAAATTTTCTGCTTTATCAAACGGTAAATATGCACCACTTTGTATCTCGCCAGCAAAATATCCAATTGTAGACTCAATAAAATTATCTGGACTCTTAATTTTACGGTACTCATCACTTTCTCTCCTAAAAAAATAATTCTTTATTTTATCCTCATTTACTATTAAGTTCTCTACTTTTTCATCTAATGACATATTTGGTAAGCCTCTCTCAATCTATTTACAGCTATCATTAATCTATCTTTATCTTCTTGTGGTAAGGTTTTTCCGTTAGCAACTTCTAATCCAGCCAATGCTACAAGTAATGTTTCATTTGAGATAGCCTTTAAAACAGCATAAGGATTAAAAGGTTTTGATACAGGTTTAAAATCACCTAAACGCTTTGGAACAATATCGTCAAATGTTAAACCTACAGCTCCCAATATATCATTAGCAGCACAACCTGCAAAGCAATGGATTAAAATTCTTTCATCTGGTAAATTTTTAATGCTTAAAGATGCAGTTTTATCATTATGAGCAGGACATAAACATTGGTATTCATCTTTACCAGACCTATAAGACTTTTCAAAGTAACTTAGGAAGTCATTTATATTCATGATAAAGCCTTAATAAAGGTTATCTTCTCTTCTAATATCTTCTTTTCTTTTCTCATATCATCTTCTATCTTCTCCTCTCTAGCATACTCTTTATATTCTTTGTGTATAATTCCAGCTATGTCTCCGTCAAACCAGTCCTTCAGGCTGTTTAAGATAGTAGTAATATACTCTGGTTCTTTGTGTAACCTAAAGCATACTTTTCTTAAGTCTGGAAGTTCTCCATTACGTTCAGATGCCAAACACCATAATTCAAATAGGGTTGATTTTTGGTCAGAATTGAGTTCATGCCAGTCAGGGTCGTTGATAATATCCCTGCCATAAACCTTAAACCAAATCATAGATGATTTGTTCTTAAAATGCTGAAACTTGCTCCAATTGCGGACTTTCATGGTTCTTCTCCTGTGGTTAAATAATTCAAAAAACATTATCATAGCTAATTTTAATTTGCAAGATATTTATTGAAAATTATTTGTATATATTTGTTATATAGCTATTGTATATTTTTTTGTACGTGATATAGTTCTGTTGTGGTAATTGATTAACAAGGAGAGAAAAAATGAAAACAGTTAAAAAAGTATACGTAGGTAAAGCCAATAAATGCTTTTGTGGTTGCTCAGGTAAATGGTTTGATGTTAACAATCCTGACGATTTAACAGGTTTTTTGAAAGGCATTAAAAAGTTTAATCAACTTGGTGTAGATAATGGTGATGATTTTTGGGATGTATCATATCCTGACAAAAATAATGTAGTTGTTGCTTTATATTATCAATAAGGAGAAAAAAATGAAAAGTTACACAATGACTGAAAAAACAGAAATGGCTAAGAATGAATGTGCAAAGGTATACAAAGAAAATCCTGATATGGATTTAGATGAGCAAGAAGAGTTATGTTATTTGATTAAAGAGTTTATTTTTAACGAATTACCAACTGTTAAATAAGGAGAATATTATGAAAGTAAATATTGACGTAAGACAAGGTAATGGAGAAAATAATGGTTGCGTTTATGTAACTATAGGAGATTGGGTTGTTTATCTTGACAACTCAACAGGAGAACAAATTATTAATAGTTATACAAAAAAAGAAGAGGAGGAAGTATGAACTACGCAGAAGCTAAAAAATTAGTAGGAAGCCAACCTACTTATGCACTAAGAAATATGGTTGTAGCTCTATCAACTATGCAATTCTTAAACACTCCAGCAGAGAATTTAAGGTTAGAAGCTGCAAAAATAGTACTTAAAGGTGACCCAAACGATAAACCAGAGTCATTTAAGCAATATGCACTTACTGGAGGTCCTGGTGTTAAATCTATAGCCAATGGTAATACCTGGGCAGAAAGTGAAATTGTATAGGTAAAAAAAGTTTAAAAAGGGTATTGTATTTATTTTTAATGTGTATATACTGTGTATATAGTAATTAAATAACAAGGAGAGAAAAAATGGTTGCTAAAAAAGAAAGATACATTCCAGCAGGTTATGTTCCACTAGCTATAGAAAACGCAGCAGACGTGGTAGTTTACACAAACAATGATAACGGTAAGTTCTCTGCCATTTGTTTTGCTGGCAAGGCTGTTAATCCTACTTGGTATTATTTGTTTAGAAGTGAAGAAGCTATGTTGGCTCAAGTTGCTAAGACTGTTAATAACAGAATTGCTAGAGCTGCGGAAGTTGCAAAATACAAAGCAGAAAGACTTGCTCCTACTAACTTAAAAGAAGGCGACATTCTTTATTGCAGTTGGGGTTACGACCAAACTCAAGTAGACTTTTACAAAGTAAAAGAAGTTGTAGGCAATAATAGAATTAAAATTGTTCCTATGACAGCTATTGTAGCTAAGCAAAGTACTGGTGCTGATTATATGGTAGCTGGTGAAGAAAAAGGTACACCAATGTTAAAAGTTGCAAATGGCAGACAAAATAGTGTTAAAATCACTAGCTATTCAAATGCTTACCTCTGGGATGGTCAACCTAAATATGAAACAGCCTTTGGATATGGGAGATAATATGAAAATTCAAACTATGATTATTGCAGCAATAGCTTTCTGGTGTTACGTAGCCTTTTGTATTTATTTAATGGGTAAGTTTGCAGGTGCAATATGAATAAATACTTATGGCTATTCCTTTTTGTATTTTGGGGGTATATAATATGGCGAATGGTTTAGAACAGATAGCAGATATTCTTAAACGATTGAATGAAGAAATTAAACTAGATAACGACAAATGGGAGAGAGCAAAT